GTCCCACTTCTTGCAGACAAGCGTATCCCGTATTTTGGCGTCCCTCCCGAGTACCATGATCCGACCTCGTTGACTGAACACGTAACATGAAACCTGTTTGCAACGCACCACTCGGTTAACAGTCCTGAATAGGTCGTCCCACAACCCCTGATGTTCAAATCTATTGTCGAATGATGGATTGCACGAAGATACGCACCATTGTTCGCCGTGCTTGGTGCCTTGATGATAAACGGACCAACACGCATGTTGTACACGCCACCACCAGCCGCTCCACCATCTATGATCAGCGCATTCCCAGTACCACCATACAAAAGTACTACGGTTCCTTCTGCAATAATCGAGCAATCCTGGTTAGCCCAGTTCGGAGATGTCGTGTAGTAATAAACGCCAGACGGGAACACAAGAACCCCGCCATTAGTCTGCGCGGCAAGCCACGTATTTGCCGTCGAGAGCGCAGTGTTGTTATTAGTTACCCCATCACCGACAGCACCAAAGTCGGTGACGTATTGCGTTTTCCTTAACTGTGTCTGTACATCAGTCTCTACAGCACCAGTACCAGAAGGCGTGTAGCTGACATTCGATGCATCCGTTGTTGCGAATGACGCGAACGTGATGTCAGTCGTCCCTGGTGTAATTGTTCCAGTTGTCGTCAGCCTCCAGATCGTATTGGCGTTCGCCGTACCCTGCGCAACGTAGATCAGCGTGCCGTGCGTGGCGTCGTGAACATCATCCCAGTCAGGCGCTCTAGACCACGACCCCGTCGACACCACATAGATTCCGTTCTCTGTTCCATCGGACTGGTTTTTGCACAGAACACGGTCGTCCTCGGTACAGGAAACCCCGTCGATGGTCTGCTCGCCCGATAGCGTCAGGTTCGCCGTACTCGCGGCCTTCACCGGAACCTTGATCGCCTTGCTTGCGTTGACGCCGTAGCGCCTGTCTGTCGTCACTGATGTCATGTCGTCTGTGCCTGCGATAGATTGCGAACTGCCTCGGAACCCGTCTTAACCTGCTCGATCAGGTCTGCCTGCCGCTGCTGCTCGGCGTATGCCTTGGCTGCAGCATTCACCTCGTCTTCATCATTGATCCACTCAGCCGGCGTTCCCATGGCAAGCAGCGCCTCCCTGAGTGCCGTCTGTCCATCCACCAGGAACGCTGCAGAGGGATCGAGTGCGATCGCGTCTGCCAGCAGTGTCTTCGCCTCGATCCACTTCTGTGCCTTCTCTTGCTCGATGATGTCGTGCAGCGGACTTTCAAACTTGAAGTCGACCTCCATTCCAGCCATCGCTCGCGGCCAATCTGCCGGCGAACCGAAGGCACCATTGCGCACCAGGATCCCGAACGTCTCCTCGCACAGGCTTGCGTTGTAGTCGTACTCGACCGGCTCGAAGATCGGAAGCGCGTCCCTGATGTACTGCTGCACCCGCTGGCCGACCTCGTATGCGGTCATCTCGGGCGTCCTCTGCGGGAGCGTCAGCGAGTCAAGGAAGAAGGCCTTCTGTATCAAGGCTCGGGTGTCCTGCAGCATCTCCATTCCGTAGGTGATGCCCTTGTAGTCCTGAGACAGGGGACGCAACGCCTCACCCAGCCGCTCGTCGTACTCCTGGTCGACCCACGTCACCCCGCCGGCATACAGCGCCACGTCGGAACGTATCGTGTCCATCGTCGCCAGAACCGGAGGGTTGCTCGCCTTCTCGCCCACCTCCAGCAATGTGAACGTCATCGCCTGTATCAGCCTAGCGTCAGGCAGAGCGGCAACGACGGCAGGCGAATAGGCGTACTGCGATCCGATGATCTGCCACCTCGGTATGATGTAATGCTGACCCCAGATCGGGACTGCCTCGATCATCTGCTCATGCTCGTTGTCCCAGTACAACGACCACCTGGGCCTGCCCTTCGCGTTCTCGTCACGCATCTCAGCGTCGCACACGATGTGCAGGCACTCGACCTCGGAAAACGGCTCCTTCTCTTTCTTGCGCTTCCAGTCGGCGTGCAGCTTGTCCTCGGGGAACAGGCCGAACAGTTCCTGCAGCTTCGGTTTCCACTTGCGCACCGTGAAACCGCGCTCGCCGTCAGCGTTCTCCTGCCACGCCATGTCCCGCAGGTGCCAGCACCGGTACAGCAGCGCGTCACGCCTTCGGTTCAACTCGATCGATATCACGGCCTGGCCGAACGCAGCATAGTCGTGGTCCGCAGCCTTGGTCGCTCGGGTGAACTGCGAGTGCGGGTCGTACATCGCACGGCGCATGGTCTCCTGGAAGTCCTCGAGGTACTGCTTGACCTCCAGCGACTCGTCGTCGTCCGAGTACTTTCGACCGATGTGGAACCACGGCTTGGCTGTCGGCCTGAGCATGGTGCCGAACTGATTACCCAGATCTCGCCGGCAGGTGATCGGGTAGGAACTCATCAGGTTTGACGCGAACTCGTCACCCAGGAACCGGGTCGTGGTGAAGTCTGCCCGCTCGGGATAGAAATTGTCAGCGATCTCCTGCCACAACGTGTTAAGCGACCACTTCTTTTCAAGCAGTTCGCTGCCGAGCTTCGCAAGGTCTTTGTCTATCACCCCAGCTTCTCCGAGTTGTGCGTGAGGATCGTTGACGCTCGACCACCACGCGCCATCTGCATAGCCAACGCCCTGCGCCTCGCAGCGATGACCTCATCCTGGTCGGGAACCGGCATCGTCTGCTTCTGCGGAAGCTTGACCTTCGGCGGTTTCGGCAACAGCGCATTGATCGGACTCAGGCTCGCCGATATCGACCCGCTGATCACGTTCGAGATGAAGTCGGACCCACCACCAACGATGTCGGATACCTTGCCACCCATTAGCCTGCTCTCCTTCTTGCACTCAGCGGTTGCCTGCTCGTAATCACCTTCGGAGGCTCCGCTCGCGTTAGCCACTCCAGTGCGTGCGATGTCTTCCGCGGTCCGTAGAACCACGCCATCACGACCGCATCACCCTTGTTCGTCGACCGACCGATGCGCTCGATGACCTTTTCCTTGGGTTCCATCTTGATGCCGCTCGGGGTCACATCGAACGTCGCCGCAGTCAGGTCTGCAACCAGTTCCTGGTCCGGCGGCAGTGATATCGGTGAACCTCCGGGTTGATCTGGATCAAGTGCCTCTCGGAACAGCCAGTACGCCGCGGTACGGGTGTTCACGAACTGCAGCTTGCCGTCCCTCTGGCTCTTGCGGGTCGTCTTCTCCGCACCCTTGAATCCCTTCACCGCGATGCCGTTCGCGTGCAGCTGCTCGTACATCGAACTGCCGTACCCGCCACCCAGGTCGACAATGACCGTCGCGTCGTCCCTTCGGTAGGACACCACCTGGCCGGCGCAGAAACTGCCAGCCCGCTCCATCGGAATGTCTCGCCCCTCGGTCACGATCAACTCATCGAACCACCCGTCCCAGCGTCTCGCAAGTACCATCGGATCCTTCCCGCCACCGCTCGCGTCCACCCCGATCGAACACATCGGCAGGCTCTTGTCCCTCGGGTTCTTCCAGCGGTCCTGCGCCAGCAGAACATGCGCAGTCGGTATCATCTGGTTCGGGACGTCCTCGAACGACGTGCGGAACCCGCCCATCAGCAACGATCGGTAGGGTTCGGGCATGGCGTCCAGCTGACGCTCGTAGTCCGTGCCGGCGTAGAACGGGTTGTCGCTTACGCTCGACGGGATGTACGTCCTCGAGGTCGGTCGCATCTCCTTGCCGTTGATCACGCGAATGTCATCGGGACCGTTGACCCACAGGTCGTTCCCGTCCTCGTCCGATATCACCCAGCGCAACTCGCCGTGTACCGCGGGGTTGTCGAACGTCGGGTCCAGCCACGGTGCGAACATCTTTACGACCCACAGTCCCTCTGGACGCAGCGGCGGATTGGTCGCAAGCACCGTCCGGGTCCGTTGGTTCGGGATTTCAGTTCTGACCCACCCCATCATGAAACGGATCTGAGACTCCGCGAAGTGGGTCGCCTCGTCGACAGCGAGCAAATCGATGCCCTGTCCCATGTACTGCTGCTCGTCACCGACCCTGTTCGCCGCACCGAAGTGCAGAAGCTGGTTCTCCGATATACGAAGCTTCGGTGGCGGGGATCCGTTGAACCCCGTCTTGCCACCGTTGATCGTAAGCGCATCGTCGATCAGCCGCTCAAGGTCACCGTAGTTCCTGCGCATCAGTCGCGTGCGCCTGTGCTTGGTGAACGCCAGGCCCAGGCACAACTGACTCTTCCCTCCCCCCGGCTCGCCGCCGTACAGAAGCACGTCAGCCTTGCAGTAGTACGCCTCGGTCTGAGGTCCGGGGTTCGGCACCCACCGATGACCTGATGTCTTCTTTTGGACATCGTCGCGAATCCCCGACAGTTCGCCCTGCGGCGTCTGCCTGAGTTTCTCTATGATGTCGTCAAGAAGCTGAGCCATTACCCTTGCTGCTCTCCCACTGCGTGCAGGCGCGCAGCCCTGACCTCGTTGCCGGTCTTGCCCAGCTGGGGTCGGAGGAACGCCTGGTCTGTCACCCAGGTCTTCAACATGTACTCCATGTCGTCGATCGCACCCGACAGGAACACCGACTCATGCTGACCGTTGGACACCTGCGCATCCACCTGCTGCTTGCGGCTCTTCAACTCGCGCAGCCTGGCAGTCAGCTTGATCATCATCGGGCTGTTCTCGGTCACGCCATACCAGTAACCGGGCTGCAGCAGATCCGACTCAGGCGGGACGGTCACGCGGATGCCGCGCTCGATCGCTCGCTGGATGAAGAACTGGCAACCCAAGCGCTGGTGTCCGTACTCCTCGGTTGCGGACATGTCGACACCCCACAGACCGATCTCCTCGATCCCAGGCGTCTCCAG